GTTGCCTACCAGACGCGGATCAACGGCTCGGAATCGGCCTCGGTAATCGGCCGCGCCATTCGTGCATTCCAAAAGGAGACCGCCGCCGCGCCGAAGGTGAACGGGACGCAACGCGACCTCGTGCGAGCCGACCGTATCCGAGCGGCGGTGCAGCCCCGCGGCGACAACGCTGGCGTTTCCTCCGGCAAGTCAGACCAAGACGAATTTGAAGCGGGATTCAATTCCCGCTGACTAACCCGCGCTGCCCGGCCATTGACCGGCGGCGATGAGGACACACCGCAAGGCGCGTCCATGACGAAGCAATGCTTTCCCCGCTGAATCACAGGACACCCCTCACATGCCGATGCAAAATTTCACACTAACACCCGGGCGGATAAATAAATTTAAGGGCGAAATACTCGCTCACGCGGTGCCTTTGGAGGTGCTCGGCAAAACCGGCCGGCAGATCCCGATGCCGCGCAATTCCAGCGACACCTACGTCGCCCGGCGCTGGCTGCCCTATGGCGCGACCGCGACCAACGCGACAACCATGAACGCCTATTTCCAGTCGGGCACCGGCGACCGCGGCAACACCATCACACAGGCGCACCAGATCCAGGAAGGCGTGACACCCGCGCCCGACAGCATCGTGCCGCTGGACATCACCGTCGTCGTGCAGCAGTTCGGCTGCCTCTACGGGTTCACCGACAAGACGTACGATTTGTATGAAGACGACATCCCGAAAGCGATGATCGAGCAGATCGGCGAGCGGGTAACTTTCGTAAACGAAATGATTATTTGGGGTGCGCTCCGCGGCTGCACCAACGCCTATTACGGCGGCGCGGGCACTTCGATCGCCACCGTGGCGGGCGGTCTGACGCTCGGCATGGTGCGCAAGATCGCCAAGAATTTGCAGGCGAACCACGGCAAGCCGGTCAACAAGGTACTGAAGTCCGGCCCGAATTTCGGCACCGACGGCGTCGCCGAGGGTTACACGGTGTACTGCCACACCGACCTTGAGCCGGACATTCGCGATTTGCCGAATTTCGTCCCGGCGGAATCCTATGCCTCCGGCACGCCGCAGGCATACGAGGTCGGCAAGTGCGAGCGGTTCCGGTTCATCACCAGTCCGGATCTGCCGTCGATCCAGGACGCGGGTGCCGCGATCGGCGCAACCGGGCTGTATTCGACGACCGGCGTGTCGATCGATGTTTACCCCTTCATCGTCACGGCGCAAGACGCCTGGGGCCAGATCGCGCTGCGCGGCAGGGACAGCCTGTCGCCGACGTTCCTGCCGCCCGGCGACAAGAGTAAATCCGATCCGCTCGGCCAGCGCGGCTATTCGGGCACGGCATGGTGGAAGGCCGTGATGATCGAGAATCCCGGATGGATGGCTGTTGGTTACGTCGGCAGCAAGGTCCTGGTGTAATCAAGTAAAGGAGCCTTCCGATGCTTGATACAATCGGCAGATACCTGCAGGGCCTCGCCAACGTCCAGGACGGCTATTTTCTCTCGCGCGTCATTGACCCGGTCGCTGACCGCTGCTCGTCGCAGCCGCTAACCTCGGCCGGGCTGGTGATCAACGCGGGAGGTGCCGCATACCCCAAGACGGGGGCCGCGACCTTCTACGCCGTGGCGGGCGGCACACTGGTGTCGGTCGCGGCGGGAACCGCTCTCCCGGCGCTGACCGGCATCAACGCCACCGTGGCCGCGCCGTGGGTCATCGCCGCGTTCTTCGTGGATAGCGCGGGGAACCTGACAGTGGCGGGCGGCAACCCGGGGGCAACCCTTGGTGCGGTCACCTGGCCGCAGTTTCCGCAGAAGAAATCGCTGATCGGGTTCGCGATTATCTACAACGCCGCGGGCTTCACGGGCGGCACGACCGCGCTCGATGCCGGCACCACCGTCTATATCAGTCCGCTGGGCGCGTTCGATCCCACCGTATTGCTTTGAGGAGCAAGTAAACATGGCTGTTAACACTGATTTCGACCCGAGTTTTACCCTCAATCTGGTGAACTGCGGCGCCGTCGCAGGAACCACCTCGACGTTTACGTCCACGGTGACGACGGCGGGACTGATCCAGGGCAAATTCGTCACGACGCTGGCCCCGCAGACCAACGCCGCCACCCCGACGACCGACGCCAACACCGGCCTGGCGTTCAACGCGCTACAGCCGAACCAGACCTGTGCGCTGGTGTTCGGGCAGACCGCGGCGGGGGCTTTGCAGCTCGTGCAGGGGCAGATCATCGCGACCTCGATCGGGGTAACGACGACAACCGGCGCACTGATCAATGATCCGCAGTTTCCGCCGCTGCCGATCAACTTCCTGCCGCTGGCCTATACCATCGTCAAGACGGCGCCCTCGGCGGCGGCATGGATACCCGGCACCGGGGCGTGGGCGGCCTCGGGAGTCGTGGCGACGACGTTCCAGAACATCGGCCAGATTCCGCCCCGGCCGCAGGCGAGCTGACGGCTGGCCATGTCCTCGCCGACGCCGGATGCCGCGGATTCATGGCCCGACCGCATGGGCTGGGCCTTGGACCGCGTCCTGAACGTGATGTTCCTGGACGGCGACGACACCCAGACGGTGTCCGTCCACGCCGCCGACGCGCAGGCGGCCGGCGTGCGGTGGGGGTGCGTCGTCTGCGACATCCTGGGGGCACTGGTGCAGCGGCGCCATTGCGCCATCACGCTGGACCCGGACGGCAAGGAAACGCCTGGAGCGGCGGCGCGGGCCGGGGTGATGATCCTCGCGGTGTTCGCCGCGATGTGGCTCGCGACCTACTTCGCCGTCCGGAACCTTTTCTGAGGAATTGTTATGGCACGCCAGGAATTGCACAGCGAAACATTGCCGAAGGTCGAGCAGAAGCCGCCGATCGTCGATACGTCCGCGTATGACGGCGACATCGTCATTGGCGAAAAGATCGGCAACGCGGACTACCTCGATGAGTTGGCGTTCATGGAGGAGCCGGTCACGATCAGGCTGGAACCGTCCTCCGACAAGAACGCGGCGGGGGCGTTTCCGATCTGGGTCAACGGCAAGCCGGCCGAGGTGTTCCAGGCCAACCGCTGGGACGAGATCGGCTACCTCCCGGTCGGCCGGATGCTGATCGTCAAGCGCAAGGTCTTGGAAGTCATCATCCGGGCCAAGGTCGATACCGTGCATACACAAATCCAAGAGATGGACAGCGAGCGGCCCAATAATATTGTGCAACGGTTTACGTCGCCGGTGCACTCGTTCTCCATAATTGAGGACGCGAACCCTCGCGGCGCGGCCTGGGTGTCGGAAATCCGTAGGCGCAATCTATGAATTTCCTCGCCCTCTGCCAGCAGACATGCGTGGAAAGTGGCGTAGCCTCGTCTGTCGCAATCCAGACCGCGCTGCCGACCGTCGTCGGTGCCACCGGCTCGCTCGGGCGCATCGTCGGCTGGGTCAGCGACGCGTGGAACGATCTGCAATGCGATCACGACGATTGGGACTGGATGCGCTCGTCCGTCCTGCTCGGCGGCGGCGTCGCCTTCCAGACCGTCGCGGGTCAGGCGCCGTATCCCCTTGGCACGGGCGCCGGCACGGTCGGCGTCGCGGTGGATTCCTTCGGCAAATGGGATCGCGAGACGCCGCGCTGCTATCCGACCGCGAGCGGGTTCACGGGCGAGATATTCCTGGACGAGGTGTCGTTCGACGAATGGCGGGACGGCATGATGCTGGGTGCCATGCGGAACGTGCAGACGCGGCCTGTCGCGTTCGCGGTCGGGCCGGATCAGTCGCTTTGCCTCGGACCGCCGCCGAATGCTCTGTACACCATCACCGCCGATTACTTCATGGCGCCGCAGGCATTGGCGGCGGACACGGACGTTCCGCTCGGCCTGCCGACGCGCTTTCAGCATCTCATCATCTATACCGCGATGAAAAAGGCGGCCGGATATGAGAGCGCGCCCGAGCTGTACCAGCGCGCGAGCGAGGAATATGCCCCCATGTATGCGCAACTGATGGCGGTGCGGGCCAAGCGCATGACGTTCGGCGGAGCACTCGCGTGAGCGGCACAATCGCCCTCACCGGGCCAACAACGACACCAGGGCAGCCCGTCCTCAACGCGCCGGCGGTCAATGCGGCGGTCAATGCGGCGCTGGCCACGAACTATGCGGCGACCGTCGCAGAGACGGCGCGGGCCACGGCGGCAGAGGCACTGCTGGCACCGAAGGCGGCTCCGGCGCTGACGGGGGCGGCCACCCTGGCCGGCAGTGCGATCCAATCGGCCGCCACGTTGCTGGCGCCGCCGCCGATCGGCACCACGACCCCGGCCGCGGGCAAGTTCACCACCCTCGCCACGACCGGGCTGATCTCGCCGACCTCGACCATCGGCGTCGCCGGCACCGTGACCAACGACAACGTCGCGACCGGCAGTGTCGGCGAGTTCGTGTCGTCTGCCATCGCGGCCGGTTCCGCGGTTGCCCTGACGACGGCGACGCCGGCCAACGTCACCAGCATCAGCCTGACGGCCGGTGACTGGGATGTGCGCGGCACCGTGGCGTTCACGCCGGCCGCCACGACCTCGATCACGGCGGCGCAGGGCGGCATCAACACCACGACGGCTGCGCTGCCTGCCGCGACCACGGGGGCGCTGTTCCAGCAATTCATGGCCGCCACCGTTCCCGGCGCGGTCAACCCCAGCTTTTCGACCGGAACGACACGGCTGTCTCTGGCGACGACAACGACGGTCTATCTGGTCGCGCAGTCGTCATTCACCGTCGCGGCGATGGGCGCGTTCGGCTTCCTCGGCGCGCGGCGCGCCAGATGAACGCCGTCGCGAAAGCCGGCGGCTGGGCCAAGGTTCAGTACACCGAAACGTCGCTGGGCAGCGGTTCCAACGCGCAGGGCCAGCCGTTCCCCGGCGGCCTGGATCTCACGACGCCGTCGCTGCGTCTCCAGCCCGGGGCGTTGAGCGATGCACTCAACTTTGAAGTGGCGCAATTTGGCGGCTACGCCCGCATCGACGGTTACGAGCGGCTCGACGGCCACCCGTCGCCGAGTGCGGCAAGCTATACCGTGGTTCAGGTCGTGGCCTTCTCCGTGCCTCAGTTGCCGGATTTCGGCGGCGATTTCGGCGGCGATTTCACCTCGGCCGCGACGACGCCGGTTCCGGTCGCGGGCCAGGTCGTCACCCAGATCGGCAGTGGCGCCTCCGGGACGGTCGTCGCCGTCGTGACCGCGCCGGTCGCCTATCTGGTGCTGACCATGGTCGCGGGCATCTTCGACCAGACCGACTGGCTACGCGTGTCGCCCTTGTCGCTGCTGACCGGGCAGGCAACCGCGCAGACGGTCTCGATCGGCGCACAAACCGAGGCGATCTACACCGCGGCGGCGGCTGACGTTTACCGTGCGGCGATCAACGCCGTGCCGGGCAGCGGGCCGATCCTCGGCGTCGTCTCCATGGCGTTCGGGGGCGTCGATCAGGTCTATGCGTTCCGCGCCAATGTCGGCGCCACGGCGGCGCTGCTCTACCAGGCCACCCCGGCCGGTTGGGTGCTGGTGCCGTATTTCGACCTTGTCGCCTTTACCGCGGGCGGCACCGTCGAGCCGTTCGACGGCGACACGCTGATCCAGGGCGCCGTCTCGGCGACGATCGAGCGGGTTATGTGGCAGTCCGGTCTTTGGGCGACTGCGCCGGGGTCCGGCTCGGCTGTCGGCCAGTTCGTCATCCTCGCGCCTGTCGGGGGCAGTTTCGCCGCCGGGGCCGCGACCACGGCAGGCGG